TGTTGATAGGGAATGGCATGGTCTCTCCTAGAGGGTGAAGGGGACAACGGTTGTCCCCTTGGGTTACTGGTCAGCGTAGTCTTCCTCAGATGCGTTGAGCACCCACAGGGCGGCCGCAAGGCCGGGCCGGGCGTATCGAATCTGGTGGATGGTGCCTTGCCACCCAATCAGGTAGCGCCATTCAGCCTTGGGGCCGGGCACTTGCATGGCGATGAGGGTCTCGCCTGTGTTGAGCGTCACCTCTTTGCCCATCTGGGCAAGGGTGAGTTGAGCGGGAGTGAGTTGGCGCATGGGGGTCTTTCAGTTGGGGGTGACTTCGACCAGATGGTCGAGCTTGAACGCACGCATGCGCATGGTTTGGCAGTTGAGCGCTTTGTGGGCGCTGGACTTTTTGTACACGGTGTCGCCGTAGATGAAGGTGTCGCCTATATCAAGGCCACCGAATAGGGTGCGGATTGTGTGCATGAGAAGCTCCTTTTGACACGTGGATGAACACCGGGCAAGCCACGCTCGCACGTCATTCGGGAAAAGCTGAAGGGGACAACCGTTGTCCCGGTCAGATTGCGGCCTTGAAAGCACGCTTTTGCGCTGGGGTCAATTCCTCAAAACGCTTGAGCAGCGCCGCCACCGGGTCAGTCTTGCCAGACTTGCGGGCAGCAGCAGCACGGGCAGCAGCACCAGTGGCTACATCGACAAGGTATTTAACCCGGCGATGCTCAGGCGTGTCCTTAACAAAGATCAGCTCATTACCCAAGCGGCTTGGGTGTGGTGCCGTGCCTGTCTGCTCAGCCACATATGCCACGGCAAAGGGCTTGATGTCTGCGCCAACAATACCGGCCTTGGCGAGGGTTTCTGCCCACTTGTCGGACTGGGTTTCTATCTGTGCGAACACCTTGGCGGCAGCAGTGTAGGCAGTGGTGTTCATGGCGATGAACGCCTGAACTTGTTTGGATGCTTTGGACATTTGAGTTTCTCCTAGAGGTTGAATGAACGGGACAACCGTTGTCCCGTATCGGCCGGGCTGTTCCTTAACCGATGCCTCTACTGTACGAAAGGGGGTGAAAATCAGGGGGTTTGAGGCGGGGAAGTCAGGGGGCGGCGAACCCACCGTACCCCCATCACCCCTTTGTGACGTGGCCTTGGGTACTCCGTATGAACACTGTTTGGCACCCGGTTACAGCACTTTATATAATACTTATTAACTATTATAAAAATCCAACGGGAATTTGTCTAAGTTTTGACAAAACACCCACCCCAAAAAAATTTCTAAAAAATTTAAAAAATCGAGGCGTAAAAAAACCCCCCGGCGAAAACCGGGGGGTTTAATGGGTCACCCCAAGGAGAAGCAATGCCTTGCGGCCCTGCCAGAATGGAGTGTACACTCTGGCCAAATCTACTTCAAGCGCAAAATCACCGCACTCGCTATGCTGGAACACCTGATCTCGTCAGAACTCGACCCCACGGTCTTCATGGACATCCCTGAAGATTTCATTCCCGTGGAAAAAGCGCCAGCAGCAAAGGTGATCGACGCTCAAGTGAAGACGGCCGATTGGCTCAAGAGCCTTGGGCTCGACGACAACAAAGCATCCGACCGCGCCCAGACCGAGACCGCCCGCGCAGCATTTGCTGCGCTCACCACCGGCTCCACCCCCGCATCCGTTCAGTTAGCGCTCACTAACATAAAAGCGCCTGCCGCAGTACAGCACCTTGTTGGGATGCTGACGGCATACGACTGGGAGTTCGTCAATCAGGCCAAGGAGCTGCGCGGCTACGTGGTGGCCAAGATTTTGGACGACTGCGAGAACCCCAACCCGAACATCCGACTGAAGGCTTTGGGGCTTTTGGGCAAGGTGACGGAAGTCGGGTTGTTCACAGACAAGATCGAGATCAAGAAAACGGACATGACCGAGGCGGAAATCGACAAACGCCTCAAGGAAAAACTGGCCAAGTTCATGGATGTGACCGACGCGGACGTCACGGACATCGTGGAGATCACACCACCCAAAGGCGAAGATGACGGCACCGACCACGCTGACGCCTGAGCAGGCCGCCGCCCTGTACCGCAACCTTGGGAAGATGACGCCCGAGGAAAAACTTGAGGCATTGGAGCTGTTGGACAAGGCGCAGGCCCACCAACAAAAGAATTTGGCCCGATCCGACATGCTGGAGTTTGCCAAGGCGGTCTACCCGGGGTTCAAAGTAGGGCCGCACCACCGCAAACTGGCCAAAATCTTCAAAGAAGTGATTGCTGGGACCAAAAAAAGGGTCATCATCAACATCGCGCCACGGATGGGCAAGTCAGAATTCAGTTCATACCTGTTTCCTGCCTTCTTTTTAGGCAACTTTCCCAACAAGAAGATCATCATGGGCACCCACACGGCCGGTTTGTCGGAAGACTTCGGCCGCCGGGTGCGAAATTTGCTGGCAGACGAGGATTACCGTGGCCTTTTTCCCAACACTCAAGTGGCAGACGATCAAAAGGCTGCCGGTAAGTGGTCTACAAGCGATGGTGGTCAGTATTACGCTGCTGGTGTCGGCGGCGCTCTTGCTGGGCGTGGTGCTGATCTGTTTCTTATCGATGATCCCCACTCGGAACAAGACGTCAAAGCAAACTCACGGCTAGCGTTTGACACGGCGTGGTCGTGGTTTCAGACCGGCCCGCTGCAGCGCCTGATGCCGGGCGGGGCGATCATCATTGTGATGACGCGCTGGGGCAAGCTGGACCTGACCGGGCGGCTGATCGACTACCAAGCCAAGAACCCAGAGGCCGAGCCATGGGAGATCGTGGAGCTGCCAGCGATCCTCAACGAAGACACGCCCAACGAGAAGTCGCTTTGGCCAGAGCAGTGGCCGCTGGCCACCCTCAAGGCGACAAAGGCCAGCATCGACCCACAGTACTGGAACGCCCAGTACATGCAGCAGCCCACCAGCAACAACGCGGCGATCGTCTCACGCAAGTCTTGGCGGGTGTGGGCCGGGGATGACCCGCCGCGCTGCGACTACATCATCCAGAGCTGGGACACCGCCTTTGAGACCACCACCACGGCCGACTATTCTGCGTGCACAACGTGGGGGGTGTTCTACAACGAGGAGGAGCGTGATCAGGCGCAGATCATTCTGCTCGACGCGTTCAAAGACCGCATGGCCTTTCCGGAACTCAAGAAGATCGCCTTCAAACACTACCGGGAGTGGGAGCCTGATGCGTTCATCGTGGAAAAGAAAGCGGCCGGTGCGCCGCTGATCCAAGAGCTGCGCGCCATGGGCATTCCCGTGCAAGAAACAAACCCAAGTCGGGGCAACGACAAGATCGTCCGACTCAACGCCGTGGCGGACTTGTTTGCGTCGGGCATGGTCTGGGCACCGGACACCCGCTGGGCGCGCGAGGTGATCGAGGAAGTCGCTTCGTTCCCCAATGGCGACAATGACGACTTCGTTGACACCACGTCTCAGGCGCTGTTACGCTTCCGCCAAGGCGGCTTCATCGTGCTGGACTCGGACGAGCCAGAAGACAAGCGATACTTCAAACAGCGCCGCGCCGCATACTACTAAGGAATACATACAAAATGGCCACCAACATTGACAAAGCGCTGTTCCAACAGCCGCAAGGAATCGAGTCGCTTGCGCAGGACGAGTCGCCCATCGAGATTGAGATCGTCGACCCCGAGGCCGTGCACATTGACCTTGGCGACACGGAGATCAGCGTCGTGCCCGGTGAAGACGACTTCAACATCAATTTGGCTGACGAGATGGATGACAAGGATGTGTCCTCCCTTGGCGGGGAGCTGGTCAGCGACATCGACAACGACAAGGGTAGCCGCAAAGAGTGGGAGAAGGCCTACACCCATGGCCTGAAGCTGCTGGGGCTGCAGTACGAGGTGCGCACGGAACCGTGGGAGGGCGCGTGTGGGGTGTTCCACCCCATGATCACAGAGGCTGTTGTCAGGTTCCAGTCAGAAGCCATCACCGAGACTTTCCCCGCGCAGGGGCCCGTCCTAACCAAGATCATTGGCAAAGAGACGCCCGAGAAGAAGGAGGCGGCCCGCCGTGTGCAGGAAGACCTGAACTACGAGCTGACGGACGTCATGAAGGAGTTTCGGCCAGAGCACGAGCGCATGCTTTGGAGTCTGCCTGCAACGGGTTCGGCGTTCAAAAAAGTGTATTTTGACCCTAATTTAGGACGTCAAACATCAGTTTTTGTGCCTGCGGAGGACATCATCCTGCCCTACGGCACCACGGACATGGACACGTGCTACCGCTTGACACACGTCATGCGAAAGACCAAAAATGAAATAATTAAGCTGCAAAATGCTGGTTTTTATCGCGACATAGAGCTGCCAGACCCTTTGAAGGGGGACGCAGATGACATCCGCAAGGCCAAAGACAAGGAGACGGGGTTCAGTGACCTGAACGACGATCGCTTTGTGCTGTACGAGGTGCACGCCGATCTGGACCTCAAAGGTTTTGAGGACGAAGAAGACGGGAAAGAAACAGGTATTGCGCTGCCCTACGTGGTCACCCTGATCAAGGGCAGCAACACGGTGTTGTCCATCCGCCGTAACTGGCGAGAGGACGACGAGTTGCGCCGCAAGCGCCAGCACTTTGTGCATTACCAGTACATTCCCGGCTTTGGTGCCTACGGCTTTGGCCTGTTTCACCTGATTGGCGGCTTTGCCAATTCGGCCACCAGCTTGATGCGACAGCTGATTGATGCGGGCACGTTGTCTAACCTGCCCGGGGGCTTGAAGTCCCGAGGGCTGCGCATCAAAGGCGATGACACGCCGATCGCCCCCGGAGAATTCCGGGACGTCGACATCGGCTCCGGGGCGCTGCGCGACAACATTTTGCCGCTGCCCTACAAAGAGCCGTCGACCGTCTTGTTTCAGTTGCTGGGCACAATCGTGGAAGAGGGCCGCCGATTTGCCGCTACGGCCGACACCAAGATTTCAGACATGTCCGGCCAAGCCCCGGTGGGTACCACACTGGCGCTGTTGGAGCGCCAGCTGAAGGTGATGACGGCTGTGCAGGCCCGGTTGCACTACAGCTTGAAGCAGGAGCTGGCGCTGCTTGTGGGCATCATCGAGGACGAGACAGACCCCGACTACAAATACGACCCAGAGGAAGGCACCCGCAAGGCTCGCAAGAGTGACTATGCGCACGTCGACATCATTCCTGTGAGCGACCCCAACGCAGCCACACTGTCCCAGCGCGTGGTGCAGTATCAGGCGGTCATCCAGATGGCCCAGATGGCCCCCGACATTTATGATCTGCCCCAGTTGCACCGCCGCATGCTGGACGTGCTGGGCATCAAGAATGCGGAGAAGCTGGTGCCGCTGCCGGACGACCAGAAACCGAAAGACCCCGTCACGGAGAACTCGGCCGCACTTAAAGGCGAGCCGTTGAAGGCGTTCTTTTATCAGGACCATGAGTCCCACATCAAGGTGCACACAGCACTGATGCAAGACCCCATCGTCATGCAGCTGATTGGTCAAAGCCCCAACGCGCCCAAGATTCAGGCAGCCATGATGGCCCACGTGGCCGAGCACGTGGGCTTCGCATACCGTCAGAAAATTGAGCAGCAACTGGGCATGCCCCTGCCGCCCGAGGACGAGAAGCTGCCACCAGAGATGGAGATGCAGCTGGCCTCCATGATGGCGCAGGCCGCGCAGCAGGTCTTGCAACAGAGTCAGGCCATGGTTGCCCAGCAGCAGGCCCAGCAGAAGGCGCAAGACCCCGTCATGCAGATGCAGCAGCAGGAGCTGGCGATCAAAGAGCGCGAGGTCGGCATCAAAGAGAAGAAGCTGCAGATCGACGCATCAACCAAAGCCGACGAGCTGGAGCTCAAGAAGCAAGAACTCGAGGGGCGCATGCAGCTGGACGGGTTCCGTGCCGGGCAGCAGGCCCAGCAGGCCCAGCGCAAATTGCAGGCCGATCAAGAGCGCGAAGGTGTGCGCATGGGCATCGATATTGCCAAGAGCCGCCAGCAGGCAGCAGCAAAACCAAAGCCAAAAAAGGAAGAT